ACAACTAGCGATGTAATTAAGGGGATGGGAATCGTCGTAAATAACTACTGAGTGTAGCCGAGGTATCGTTTCAATTCGGTAGGTAGGAGGTCTTTTAGGTGTTTCACGTATAGTCTCAGCTCCCACGTTATATCCTTTAGTTACTCATTCTTTCCTACTTTCTGGCGATAGCGGCGTTTCTTGAAGAAACCAGCCAGTGCCATAAACATTCCACCTCCAGACCCTCCACCGGAGATAGGAGGCGTTGATATATTTATAACTTTCCCCACAAAATTAAATGCTGCGGTTGTGAGATTAATAGCAGTATCTTTGATTACGTTTATTGCATTAGCCGTGAAGTTAAAGGATGCACGACTAAGATCTATAATTGTTTGACCACCAAGGTTAATAGCGTTAGCTGTAAAGTTAAAAGCGGCTGCTGTAAGTCCAACTGTAGTTTTTGGTTGTATTGGATTTGCTGTAAAATCAAAGGAAGCCTGGGTTAAACTAGACCTAACTGCTGGTTGATTAGAATTACCTGTAAATCCAAAGGCAGCGGAAGTAAGATCAATTACTGTGGCTCCACCAGCACTTGCTCCAAAGAAGACTGGTTTTTTTGGTCTCTGCAAAAAAGAGAAAGGGTCTTCAATCCACTCTCTACGTTGTGCTGATGGCAAAATACCGTCCCATGCAAAAACGATTAGAGACCCATCGAATGTGGCGCCGTTTCGACTCCCCACGTATCCGACGTTTGCGAAGTTTCCCGCCGAAGCGGATGACGTATCAATGGTGCCGTTGACATCAAGAGTGTAATTGCCGCTTACGCCGTAGACTAATGCGTAGAACTCCTCTCCTGCGACGAGCGCGTATGTAGAAGTAATCCGTGTCCCTGATGCAGCGAAGAACGACAAAACACCTGTGCTCGTTTGCCGAAGGATTACTCCCGCCGTACTGTCAGCGACAAGCCCCGGAGTGTTGCCAGCACCACCACCATTCCAAATGCCGCGCACACCTATGGTCCACCCACGAGCACCCATCACCCCGGTTGGAAAAGCCGTTACAGTCGATCCTTGATTCGTGAAGCCGTTAGCGAAGTATCGTTTTGCCAGTCCAGCCGAGGTAACCTGACGGGATTCCGTAGTGTGGGCCGCTACACGAGTTGCCCCTGACGCATCTGTACCCCAGGTCTCTCCAGTAAGAACAAATATAGGAGCCCAAGACCTACTACGGTTTATTTGTAAATTAGCCACTTATGTGTACTGATAATGTACCGGCATATAATACAACGCGCTTCCGGTGCTTTCGAGTGCTTGCCCGGTATCTTGTACTACCCACAAAGCCCAATCAGACGGAACGACACCGCCAAAGGCTTGAGCCAACGATGTAGGCGGCATTACGTAGGTTTCCCCTGTACCGGCATCTACAACACCCAACCACAATAGGCGCATTCCACAGTCACGTTGTTCTTCGTCGTGAACGGTGGCGGCACCCTCAGTGCCTTCTGTACCGGAACTAAATAGATCTGGCCACGTTGGTGTGTCATTGAATGCTGCGTAGGCATAGACTTTTATCGATTTATTAACGGTAGCAGCTCCGGCATTATCAACAACGAACTGACCACTAATTAGGTAGTCCGTGTAAACGTTGGTGATGTTGTCTACGCCGCCCGATGTCCACCCAGCCACGTTGGTCGCCGAGCTAGCCAGCGAATGCAGAGCCGTCACAGTCATAGTGACCGCCGTCCCGTACTTGAGTTTTATGTCTCCAGCCACTACACCATACTCCTAGCAATCTCAACATCCTGGTATGACAACTCACCCTCAAATGTCATCGTTGCTGGGCTTACATCTGTCCCCGTTCCAGTAGCAAGAATCTTCTCGATGCGCGTTGCCTTGCGCTTGCAATGAACATAGATCGCAGCACGTACTGCTAAGTCTGCGGCGGTGCCAACCCAAGCGGCATCAATACCAGCCCGTACATTGAGCTTGGAAGCGTTGAATGTTCCTAATCGACCGAGCCAGTCCCATATCCGAGCTTTACCAACACTCAAGTTATCCACTCGTGCCCAATCCATACCATTACGCATAATCTCGTCAACACTCACATCTGTTTTCCAAACAATAAAGTCTGGTGAAAATGATTTATTAAGCTCAATAGCGATTGCGTAAGCACCATCTGAGTTCATCGGCTGAGATGCTAGAGTGTTGTCGGCAAGAATTGCGACTTTCAGTGCTGCTAGTTGTTGTGGAGTCATTGAATCAGGTTTCCTTTTTTATCGAGCACATACATAAATACCGGAAGCGTTGAAAGTAACGCTAAAATCTCCGGCAACATTACCGCTGTCCGCCCCAAAGTTAGCGGAGTACCCAACTAACCGAGAGGTTGCTCCAGTTCCAGTATCGTAGTAAAGAACTGCATAACGACCATTACTAAAACCACCAGCATCTTGAGTCCAAGTAGCTGGATCTCCGGCGTCAAACGTAACATCTCCACCAGCACCACCATCAGTCCACGTAGGACTAGAGCAAGCATTACCACCAGCCGTATATCCAGTACCGGACACTTCGTTTGCACTAACATCGCTCCAAAAGTCATGAGCAGCTTGGTCAGGAGTATAAGCAGCCGTAACAATGGCCAGTTTAAGAGTGCCTGAAATAGCGGCAGACCTGGTTGGGTCTGCGACAATCTCACGCCACTCATCATAAAGATTAAAGGTAGTAGCCATTAGAGTTTAAGTTCCTCTGCCAACTTTCGCAGTTGTTCCGTGCGAGCAGTTAGTTCTGCTTCAATTTCAGGAGTCCCTTTACCCACCTCAATAGCGCGTCGAAGCCGAGTAACACGAGCCCTGTTACGCTCAAGACTACCAATATTTGAAATATTAATATGAATAGGAGCAGCCTGTAGAGACACACTAGGAATAGGTGCAGGTTCAACGACAGGTTCCTTTACAAACCAAGATTTAATTGTGTTCCACATTATTGTTTAAACCGCCCCACAATTATAAAACTATAATTACCGCCACTAGCTCCGCCAGCAGTAGACAATAGCAAATCTCCAGTACCACCAGTTCCATTATCAATCTTTCCGCCATATGGCTTGTAATCCATATAGCCTTGACCTGCGTAATAGTCAATCGTTACGTCAGTGCCACGATCAAAGCTCAGAAGAACGTAATTGAAACCATTAATGGTCCACCACACTTCTTCAAGCTTGATCTTCGACGGAGCTGCACCAAGCGGCCCCGTCTTCATAGAAAGATCAATAATAACTGTATTAGTTTCGTCGGAAGTGTCAAAAACTCCCCGTACATTATATGTAAAGAGGTTTTGACCTTCCCGTTGAGTTAGTACAGTTGCGGGCACGGATTATCGCTCCGACACAGCGCGGATATAGTCTACGGCACAAAGAGCACCACCAGCACCATCTCCGTTTCGATGAGCAATAAACAAACCCATCGCAATTCCTGTTGGAATGGTTGCCTTAGTCGTGTAAGTGCCTGCCACGTCACCATCAACATAAGTGCGGACAGCCGAGCCGTCATACCCGATAGCTAACGTGTGCCACGTATCAACAACCATCAATTTATTGGTTTGAGTTTGTACTGAAGTTCCTCCATTGGACTTATCACTAAGTAGTACAGGATAAGCTCCATTGGTATCCAATAACCCAAAAGCCAGAACAGAGGCCGCAGTCGTAGTATAAAGATCTTCTGGATTCGTGGTTGCAGTTTGATCACTAAGGCCAAATTGAATGGTATTGTCAGATACGTCATCCGTACGCACCCTCATTTCTACAAAGAATCGTTTACCAGAAGTAATCTGGAAACTCTTAGTCGTATAAATTGCGGCTCCCTCTGACGCAGTAGCATCAGCAAAGGTCAAAACACCGTTAGCCCCGATAGTGGCGGTCGTGTTAGCAACCACAGTAGAACCAGAGTCTATAATAGCTCCCTGCCAGCCATTAAGTGGCGTATTTGCAACTGGACCGTTAGTGATCGCAGTTGCAACCATGAAGCTATGAAAATCGTCATGAAACACGTCAAATTCAGCACAAGCCACAAGACCCATACGATGACGATATTCATATTTACCACTAGAGCGCCGCGTCTCAAGGAGCGGACTTCCGAATGCAGAACCAACAGCCATTTTAACCCTCCAACAGTTTTTTATTGTACTCGGTGATGGAGTGAGTCACATCACCTTTATAGATTTTCTGGCCAATATGACCAAGTTTGATTTCTGGATCTATCCAGAGTTCTCCACCGAACTCTTGTGTCCATCTTCGGAAGAAGTAGATGTCTTCTCCGACAAATCCACCATCATCGGCGGTAGTGCTAAAAAATCGATAAACAGGGGTTTCACTTCTTGGATCTTTATAACTTTTCGTAGTGGGCATCATCGTCTCAAACACAGACCGATGAATCGCACAAAATCCAAGACCAATTCCCGTCATTTTAATTAAACCATGTTCATTCCCCATTACTTGATTGATCTCTGGATCTTTCCAATAGTCTCCAAGAAACTTAGGATCTTCTGACTTAGTGCTGTACATTCCAGCTACCACTGGATACATCGTACTCCACGCACAGAGCCTAAGAAGATCGTCAGGACTCCACATCATGTCACTGTCGATAAAGATCAGTGTTTGGTGAAGAGGTTCCTTTAGGAACTCATGAACCAAGTTGTTTCTTGCACTGTCAACAATGCTGTTTTGGAGTTCTACGATGTAGTTAATATCTACACCATTCTGATCCATAAACCGCAAACTGTTAACTAAACTAAGGGCAGTATACATTGGAATCTGCATACTGTGATTCGGAAACGCAATCGTGAAATTCTTGTCTTTAAGGTTTACTTGTAATTCGCTCATTTAAATGAAAGGACGGTTGTTTCCAGGTACAACCGTCAAAACCGTTCTAGTTACGCGCCTTGCGAAAGGTACAACGAACGCGGGTCAGTCCAGCCCCAGGAAGCCCGGAACTGCGCCTTAAACTTCGCGTTGTTGGTATCGAAGTCATCATCACTGTCAAACGAATCGTCTTGACGGCTGAAATACTTCATCCCATTCGGCACATCAGTCATGATGTACCACGCATCGGTATCCGTCAGGTAGTGATTAATCACCACTCCGCCAGGGAACCGGCTACGCACAAGGTTGACCGTGTTGTTCGCAGTACCGACTTCGTACTCGGTACGCATGATCTTGTTCGCTTCGTAATCAAGATCAACAGGCACAATCAACTTCTTCGGTCGCACAGCAATCCGAAGACCTCGGTCGTTGGTGTACTTCTGAAGGTCAATCGTCGCTTGCTCAAGAGCCGCTTCCGAGATATCCGCCGAGACACTTGGCATGTTGCTCCAAGTCCCACCAGCAATATTCGGATGGCTCGCGGAGCCGAGAGGCTGACCGTCACCACCAGTGTAGCTCCCGTTGAACGCGCGGTTATACACGTTAGCACCCAGGATTTCCTTCGTTTGGCGAAGGCTGAATGCCAGGGCAGATGCCCGCGATTGACCAATCGTATCGTACTGATCGTCGTCAACCATTTCCTTGGTGATAATAAACCCAAGGCCGTATACAACGTGCGTGTAACGATTCACGAAGCCTTGACGAGCGGTGTCATACGAAATCGAAGCACCTTCGCCCTTAACTTGCGCGAGACCGAACCCACTGAAACCAACATCCTCTTCCCAAGCCCTACGGCTGGTATGAGATTCAAAGAGGTCCGTAAACTCAACCTTGAACTCATTGTACGATTTACCGTACCACGCATTAACTCCAGGCCAACATTTATGTTAGCTACATGTTCCCATGTAGATCAGACTATATCATCATCCTTGCAGGCGCTTATCTCTGTAAGGAGTCCACCGCTTCCATCCAAAGAATCTTGGATGTACTCTGTTCCCAGATAGTCGTTGAACTTTCCAAGAAGCACATAGCCTTTGTGTTGTTTACATTTACGCCAATAAGTATAGTGTTTGTTTTTGTAGGTATTAACTTGTTTGAAGGGCTGGAATGTATTCCATAATGCCCCTTCATTTAAACCATGTTCCCTACAGAATTTTTTATATCCCTCAACAACTTTAACACTTTGGTCTGGAAATTTTACAATATACTTTTCAAGTTTCCTGGGATTATTCACTCCTTCTCCCCCGGTAGTATTATTGTATCCATTTTTATAAGAATCATACTCTTCAATGAAGTCTTTTTCTAGTTGAATTAGATCTTCTTTTGTTAGTGCAGAGCACAACTCTTGCCACTCAAAATTATCCCAACCATACTTATTTATTGCTAGATAAATGGCTTGTTTTTTATTTTTCTGTTCGTTCTTTGAATTTAACCAATGTTTATGTTTCCTCTCTCCTAATGAAAGAGTAGTTAATCCAATGTACGATTTACCATTTACTTTATTCAACACACGATATATAATCAAAACTATGTGCCTCCCGGCTTAGCTGCGGATTGTCCGTTCTGGAGTTCCCCGCAATTCGATGGATGTTTAAGAGGGCTTTACAGCCCAATGCCCCTTGCTTGCCTACTGGTATTAGTTAAGGGCCTTTACGAAACTACCAGTATTAATAGCCATTGTCGTCTATATCCTTTTCCTGATTAGAATCCAGCCACACCCTTAAACGCATGTTGATTAAACCGAACAAGAAACTTTGCCTTATCGGTTCCAGCACCACCCGTGTTAAAGTTGTTATCGACTCGTTTGGAAAGACCAACAATTCGAAGCGGATGCGTAGTCGTCGCAGCCACTTGGGTACTGATAATTTCCATTGCACTCGTACCAGTCACAGTCGAGCCAGCAGTCGTTGCGAACATTACGTTCAGACCGATGGAAGCAACTGCAATAGGAGTCGTGGTAGCGTCTTCCTGAACCTCAAAAATCACATCAGGATCGTCAACCACAAGCGCAATACGGTCTACAGCATCCGCAGCTTTGTAATTAACGTCTTGTACCGGCTGAAGCGGAAGGAAGCCAACCACAACGCCAATCGGCGTATCAGTCGTTCCAGTACCGTCAGTGCAGCGAACTGCAACCGGCATTCCTTCAACATCTTGTCCATAGACGACAGAACCAGCAGCACCAGTGGTGCTACCATGTTTTACAATATCACCAATGTACATCGCATTCGAGTCCGTCACAAGGTACATATTGACCTTGCCGTTCCACGGCGAGCCATTAGCATGTTGCACAGGAATAAGCCCCCGCGCTCGATCAGTATTAGCCATTTATTTCTCCGTTTACATCTTTACTACAGTAATCGAGGGCAAATTCCGATTAGTTTAAACGAGGTTTAGGAACCAATGAGGGGGTTATTTTGACCGTTACGGTCTACTCTAATCTCCCCATATCGCCCTGGACCTTGTTTTGCCTCTCGTAGTGTTTCAGCTTCCACACGGTCAATTTCATCGTGTTTGGCCCGTTGGTCTTGCTCATAGACTTCTTTTGGAAGTTTCATGAGGACATATTTCTTGCCACCACCGGCCTTGGTTTCCACAATGCTAGACGTGCCTGCTGATGTGTCAATACGACGATCCCCAGGACGCTGGTTAGCGGGATCATCATCAATCTCCCACCACGCAGCTTTAAATTTTTCGACACGATCAGGATCGCTAATGACCCACCGATATTCGTAATCGGGGTCACGGTTTGTAATAGTCAACAAGTTTCGGCTATTCCCGTTCAGAGGAACTCGATCTTTGATATTGCGTTTTCTCTTCGGCTTATCTACAGCCGGAATCTTTGAGTCATCCATTATCCACCCTTCCTCTTTGCGTAAGCCCCGACTTGTTCGAGGTATTCTTCCTTTGTCAATTTAGTAGTCTTTAAGACTGTTTCCATGATACGTCGGTCTTGATCCGAAAGATCAGCTTCCGAGAATTTGCTACCGCGCTTAACCGTGCTCTTATCGTCCGCACTATTTGAACCACCATCTACCGCGCTAGTTTTCTCAACCACTTTCGTTCGACCAAACCTTTCTGGAAACTTCTGTTTAACTTTGCGTGTGATTTCCTGCAAAAGCTTAGGATAATCTACTTGCACTCCACTCGTCTGAGCCTTACCGGCTACCTCTGAAGCTACTTCATTTGCGTAAGTAGTCAGTGTGGCATCCGCCATATACCAATCATTTTCAACGTGCCAAGTGTCAAACACAGGGTTTTCTTGGGCTTGTTGTTTGGTTACTTTCTGCTCAAACTCTTGCTTTTTTGCGGCATGCTCTTCTTTGAACTCATCGATCTTGTCTTCGAGTTGTTCAACTCTTTCTACGTCTCCTGCCTCTAGGGCTTCTCGACGTTCCGCCCGCAACTCCGCCAATCCTTGCTTGTAACCAGCATCGTACGCCTTACGGCTATGATCTACGAGATGGTCTACAGTCTGACGAAGCTCTGAGATTTCCTTCTTGTCTTTTGCGATTCGACTGAAAAAGTCGCCACGCATATTAAAGACTTTGGCGGGAATCCATTCTTCTGGACTACCGTCCCACTGTTCCTTGGGAACCCAACCATGTTGCATGGCCTTTTGTTCATCAACGGACAGTTCAACTTCTGTCTCTACGACATCTACTTCTTGTTCGATATCCATACTAGACAATTACCAATTGCACATCGATATCGTTAATAACGATGTACTTCTCTTCGGTTTCCGGATCTTCTACAAACTTACCGGCGTATTGTGCAAAGATCACTCGATCTCCGACTTTTACCCACTTTTCTTTGTATTCGCTGTACGCTTCAGGACCAATGTCAACGATTTCCCCCTGTTGGGTAGCCATCTTATAGACTTTTTCTTGGTCTCCGTACTCGATTATGATACCGCCTTTGGACTTCTTTTCTAGGTCTTTGGGTCTAATTAGAACCCGATCTCCAACTACTTTAAGCATCTGGAACCTCTATGTTCATGGCCATTAACAGGCCCTCTATAATTCCGCAAGTCTTTGCGTACTGCAATGCGGTTGACTCCATACTTTCTGTATTTAAAGCCCCGCCCTTTGCATTATCTAGCATTAGCTCCTTGGTAGCTTCGTTAAGACTGGCCATATAGGCCCTCGTAACTTTATCTCCCAACCAACTAAGCAGTTCCTCCCTTTCCACGTCCTTTACTTCTGTCTCTGTTTGCACTCTTGGCACCTTCCTTCTTAACTTGATTCATCTCACGTTGGTGGTTGATCTTGTCAGCCCCTCCAACTACGCCCATAGCTCTTTTATCTTGGGCTTGTTGCATCTGTTGACTATGTTGTACTGCGCTTGTGCGCATCTGCATCATTGCTTGCATTTCTTTGAATTTCAGTTCTTGTTGCTTCGCGTAGAGGTCCATCTGGGCCTCCATCATCTTGAACTTGAGTTCCAGTTGGGCTGCGATAGCATCATTCTGGAGTTTTTGTTGAGCAGCCTGCATGTCTGATTGGGCCTTTTGTTGATCGGCCTGCATCTTCATTTGAGCGGCTTGAACCTTCGGATCAGCCTGTTGTTGAGGCATCAACTCTTGAGGACGCGGTACGTCCAGCGCCTCCAGAACTCTCTGACCGGCGACTGCCGGGTTCACCGCCTGGAGCGGGATGAGTTCAATGAGTTGTTGGGCTTTGACCAACCGAAGACTGTCTGATGCGGCATTGGGATCAGCAACGGCAGCAACGTCCACGTCACCTTGATAATCCTTAGCGGATACTTGAGTATTCTGGAAAGTCCCGTCGCTATCGAGAATAGCGAAGTATTCTTCATCCGACAGATGGTTCTTGTTAATCTGGAATAGAAGTTTAAGCTCCCTTCGGAGAGACCTGTAAACCCGTTTATAGATACTCGTAAACAGCTTCAGTCCTTCCTGAACCGAAGTCATAGTAGTCGTAGCAGGCGTATTCTGACCTGGAAGCTTACCGGTAGAGATCTCTGAAATACTAATGATTTGGGATGCCTTCTGGTCGATGAACGCCAGAAGTTGCATCAGTACGGTACTCGGTTCCCGTACAGGGAGAGGGATCAGCGCCTTACGGATATCGTCGCCCGTAAAGGAAATCTGCTTCCATTCATTGGGCTCAAACGCAACGCGTCCACCCTTCAGCTTGATGGATTTACTCATAAATCCACCACCTGTGGTAGCCATAGTACCAGCATCAAGAAGCTGGTTAATTGTCGTCGAGGCTGTGTCGTTCAGATTACCAAGCAGAAGACCGAAACCCACCCCATAAAACCCACCATCAGGTGCAGGGAAGAACTGGTAATCAACGAAATATTCCTTGGGTTTAATCTCAAGAATCTCGTCCTTGTTGTTCTTTTTGATGGATTCGAGATCGTAGTTGGGAGCAATCCGAAGGAGCTTTTTGGTTTCCCAATCCAGGATCACAACGTACGGTTCCAGGATACCGTCCTCGTCCAAATCAAGACGAGTATGGCATTCTGCGATACGGTGGGGTTGATCGACTTCGGTAGACATCCCTGGAGCAGCGAGAGATCGTGTCTCGTCCTGCTCACGCTCCCGAGGCTTGTGACCGGGGATAGGAATATCGATATCCAGGTAGACGCCTTCCTTCTGGCGGGAGATTACTTCATCATGATAAAGATTATAAAAATGAGTAATCCGACGTGCGTCTTGGAGGGAGTTTGCCCAATAATTGATCACGAGATCCTGGGGAAGGACTAGATCAATCATCTCTTTTTCGTGTCTGGAGGACCAGTAAACCTTCTTGAAGGCACAGCCAGAGATCGGGAGAATCAGCAACAGGCGATCCATGTCGCCGTCCCAATTCTCGATCTTGTCAAGAAGCTGGTAGGTCATATGCTTGGCCACGCGCTCCGCGACCAGGGCTTTTTCGCCAGTAGGATCGTACCCTATGACCTTTCCCTTTACCATACTCTTCGTGTCAACAATGCCCGAGTAAGCACGGGCTTGGAACTGAAGACTAGCGATGGTTACAAGGGGATATTTGACGTTGGCCGCACCGGGCCACGGGAATGTTTTGGCCTTCTTGATCTGAAGAGCCATCTCTAGGTACTTTTGGTTGTTGTCGTACCACTCCTGACGCGATTGGAGATCCGCTTCGATACCTCTGGCGGTATCACTAGCTATCTCGTTTATCACGTCGTCTGAGAGCTTCTCAGCGAGGTTTACGGAGTTAATACTGTCTTGTACGTTAATTGTCATCTAGTAGCCAGTTGTCTCAGAGCGTCCTGTGTAGATAGCATCGCTTTTATAAAGCTCAATTTGGTATTCGTCCTCTGCAACTTCTTCACTTGTCGGTGCCTCTACCATTCGGTCAAGGGCCATTCCAAGTATTGCGCATGAAGCCACGCGGTCATCATGGGGGTTACGGGGAAAGGTTGCCAGTTCGTCTTCAAAGGGTGGATACCACTCGGCTCGCTTGTTGAATTTGATGGCGTTTGCTCGGTGTCGTCCTTGAAACGATCTAGCTCGCGTCCAGAGATCTTTGGATGGCGTAATTTCAACAATATTCGGGAATGCTCCACGCTTTAACATCTCCTCATGAAGGAACGGGCCTAGTGCTTTCGAGATCTTTTCCGCCTCAATGGCGAAAAACTCCGGACTGTACTTCTTGTTGAGGATGAAGAGAGTATCGATGATCTCTCGACCATCCATCCGCTCCCTAACTTCGTCAACGTGGTACAAAACACCGTGTTGATCCATTCCGAAGACTTCGTAGGCCGTGTAATCGGCCCTTTCTTTCTCCGAGATTGCCATATCGACCCCTACGTAGTAGGTTAATCGCAATCTTTGTTCTTCCAGAGCATCCATTTCGTCGATATTCATCGGAATGAAGTCTCGCCGCCTGAAATATGCCTTGGTTGGATCTAACGGGTAGTTCAAATACTCCTGGGAGTACACGTCTGGAATGCCTCGGGCCGTATATTCAGCCCTGAGTTGCTTCAAACGCTCCTCCGAGAACCTATCTTTCCACAGAATATGACTAAAATCTTCGGTATGAGCCCGGTAACGGACTCCTTTCCACATAGAAAGCTTGGTAGATCTCGTCGAATACGACTTCAGGGGTTCTCGAACCGTGTCTTTGTCGTACTCCTTGGGCATACACTGCTCAAGAAAGCTGTCCAAGTGCAGGATTGTACCAACAACCCTCATTTTACCGTCAGGTGCAAGGCAAGGAATCAGAGCGCCGTAGATCCACCGCATAAACTTCTCACGGCGATCCTTGTTCATAACCAACTCATCGTTTTCCATGTCGTCACAGACGATGAGCTTTGGTCGCATTCCGTTCCACTTCAAGCCCCGAAGGGACTGCTCAGAACCCTTTGCCAGAATTCTAAACATATAACCGTCTTCCATCTGGATCACGATGTCGTTCTCGGTGTTCTTGACGAACCTACGAATCGGAAACAGGGAAAGTAAATCTTCGTTGTCCAGAAGTTCCATCTTGATGTCGTTCAAGAACTGGACAGATTGGGTCTCCGTATCGCTTACAATAACCGTAAAAGGAGAAACCCGGAACAAGCTAGTAGCAAGAGTATAGACATGGGTAATTGCGGTACTCTTGGCGTGCCCCCGTGGGGCGGCAAGTGCCACGTATCGCTCAGGTTCACAGAAGAGATTCCACCACTCCCGGTGACAGTCCGGGGTCTTAGTTGGATTATCGAACCTCTTTGAAAGGAGGGAACCTGCGAACCCCTCGATAAGCGTAGCATTGATATCAACTGACATTTACTTCTTTTTGGTCGGTGGGCAGTGCCGGGTCCGACTCTTGAACGGAGTCTCCTTCGCGGGCATTTGGAATCCTTTCTGATTCAACGGTAACGTCTTTGGCTTTTAC